CACTTGGTTACATCGCCAATGCTTACGGTGTTGATCCGCAAGCTGAAAAGGAAGCGCTCCGGCTTAGGACCGCTTGGGAGGCACATCCAGATCACACGATCACAAAAGCCATGGTCGCTGAGCGTGCGATTTTCTTCGTTCTTCTACCATTCTTTCGCTTTAATGGTGACGCTGGCATGAGAACCGTTTCCGCTGATATTAGTCGTGATGAACAAATTCATGTGGCTACCAATAGTCTGGTTCATACTGAGCTGGGGTATAACATCAGTCCTTCTCTTGATAAACTCAGGAAGGCAACTATCAATTGGGTAATGCAACCACTAGGTATTAATACTACCGATAAATATTTGGACAAAAAATTTTGGCTGGATTCTAGCGACCGGCTAATGTATGAGGGCAAAGCCCCAGAATTGTCCGCAACTAAATCAGCTAGAATGCCTGCTTTCTTCGAGCATAGTAATGTCAACCTCCCCCAATATGCCTGATCTAAATCTTCTAGATGTTAGAGGCATGACTGCAAATGCCATGCTTGCTAAGCTAGAAGAATCATTTCCACCCACCAACCCTACACCAGAAGATTCAATGGAAAAAATTATGTACCGATCTGGTCAACGTAGTGTCGTTGAGTGGGTCATCCAGTATATGGAGGAAAATTAGTGGCTCAAGATTATAAAGCACCAGATATTGGGACACTTTCAGCTCACGATTACAATAAAATTCGTCAGAGCTTTGATAAGTTCCAAAAAACTCAAGGTAGATATAATTATCTCGGTGATGAGTATCGAGATAAAGTTGGTAGAACACGGTTTGAGAAGGAAAAGACTGATGCTGCCAAAGCACGGCAACAGTTTAAACAAGGTTCTTACGGTATCGAAGATGAATACCGTTACATGGTTTCTCAAGGGTTTAAACCTGAGTCCATGCAGATTGGCTCAGGACAAGTCTCAGAGGAAGCAAAGGAAACAGTTCAAGAGGCAGCTCAACCTGGCGCAACTGCCAATGATAAAGATGGGGACGGGTATCTTGACGTAGGTGGTATCCCTCGTACAGCTTCAGGTGCCATCGATTTCAGAATGTTTGTCGGCAAAGATGAGGCTAGCCGTAAGGCTGCTTTTGAACAGCATGGTGAACAGCATTTTGGTATCAATGCTCTCCGCAGGGCACAAGCTGCAACCGGACTGAGCATCAAAGAAATCGAAAAACAAGCTTGGAATCAAGGTCTTAGGTTTGGTCAACATGCTGCTGTAGAAAGGGATACAAGGAACTACGCAGATACAGGAGTTCAAAATCTAAGAGATCAAATCACTACTATGACTACTAATTTTGATACTAAACTTAAAGAGTATCAAGATACAATTACAAATATGCAGCGTAATCAAGCAGAAGAACTTAGTAGAATTCAAAATCAAATGAACCAAGCTGTTGCACAAGCTGCTAATCGACCCACCACATTGGGTGTAAGGTCAGCAGGTACTTCACCTCGTATCGATGCAATTAGAGGCGCTACAGGTTTCTTTGGCCGTGGCGGCTTGCGTATTAAATCAGTAAACATCTAAAACAATGTCAGCTAAACAACGCTATGACGTTTTGTCCAGTGACCGTTCCCAGTTCTTAAACGAAGCTGAACAGGCATCTAAACTGACACTCCCTTATTTGATTCGTGGTCATGAGGAACACACCTCAGGCATGAAGACTCTTCTTACCCCTTACCAAAGCGTTGGTGCGAAAGGTGTAGTTACTCTGGCATCCAAGTTGATGCTAGCTCTACTGCCCGTTCAAACCAGCTTCTTTAAATTACAACTTGACGAGAGTCAGTTGGGGCAAGAGATGGGTCCAGAGATTAAATCAGAACTTGATTTGTCTTTTGCAAAAGTCGAACGAATCATCCTTGAATCCATTGCAGCTACTGATGATAGGGTAGCGGTGCATCAAGCACTGCTGCATCTTGTCGTTGGTGGCAACGCCCTGGTGTTCATGGGTCGTAAGGGTCTTAAGGTTTATCCTTTGAATCGCTTTGTTGTCGATCGTGATGGCAACGGCAACGTGATTGAAATCGTCACTAAGGAACGTATTAACAAAAAATTAGTCGAAGACAAACTGCCTGAAGATTATCTCAAAAATCAAGTAGTTGATGATACCTACGGGGATCATAATGAATGTGATGTGTACACACATGTACGTCGAGAGAACAATCGTTTCGTATGGTACCAAGAGGTGTATGGTCACAGGCTGAAAGGCTCGGAGGGTAAAGCACCAGAGGCTACCAACCCCTGGATCCCACTCAGGTTCAACACTGTTGACGGTGAGAACTATGGACGTGGTAGAGTAGGTCAGTTTATCGGTGACCTGAAGTCACTTGAAGCACTGACACAAGCCCTGGTTGAAGGCAGCGCAGCGGCTGCTAAGGTAGTATTTGTGGTGAACCCCAGTTCTACCACCAAGCCTGCTACCCTTGCTAACGCTGGTAACGGTGCTATCATTCAAGGGCGACCTGACGACGTTGGTGTTGTTCAGGTTGGCAAGACAGCTGACTTCGGTACTGCTTATCAAATGACTTCTGTTCTCGAACGTCGTCTGAGTGAAGCATTCCTTATCCTCAACGTGAGGCAGAGTGAACGCACCACTGCAGAAGAGGTTCGTATGACACAGATGGAGCTGGAGCAGCAGTTGGGTGGTTTGTTCTCCCTGCTGACTGTTGAGTTCCTTGTCCCTTACCTAAACCGTAAGTTGGATCAGGCTCAGAAGTCTGGTGACATCCCACGTCTTCCGAAGAACATTATTAAACCGACCATCGTTGCAGGTATCAATGCTCTTGGTCGTGGTCAAGATCGTGATGCTTTGACACAGTTCCTTACTGTCTTGGCTCAGACTCTTGGTCCTGATGCTATCGGTCAGTTTATCAATACAGATGAGGTGATCAAACGGTTTGCTGCTGCTCAAGGTATTGACGTACTTAACCTTGTGAAGAGTATGCAAGAACTGCAAGCTGAACAACAGCAAGCAATGGCACAGCAACAGGCAATGATGGCACAACAACAGGTGCCTCAGATGGCTGCAGTTGAACAGAAAGCTGCTGCTGCTGAGATGCAAGCCATGCAACAAGCACAACAACAACAAGAACCACCTATCCCCCAATAATAAATGGCTGAAACATTTACAATGAATGAGGCTCCTGCTAATCCTGAGATTCTTAACTCGGACGAGCAGGACTCTCTTGCAGTTGCTGAGTCTCTTGAGCAAGAACAAGGGCAAGGAGAACAGCAACTTCTTGCTGGTAAGTTCAAAGACACACAAGCTCTTGAACAAGCTTACGTAGAGCTTCAGAAAAAACTTGGTAACCAATCTTCTGAAGAAGCAGAGGATACATCTAGTCAGGAAGAGTCAAGCACTTCTCTGCTGGATGACTTGTGGGAACAAGCTCAGGCAGATGACTACAGTGAAGATACTTTGAGTCAGCTTTCTAAAGCAGATCCAAATGACATCGCTAAGATGTATCTGGAGTATCGTAGTAAGGCTGAGGCTGACAAGCCGCAGGGAGGCATGACTGCAGAGTATGCAAACACCCTGAGGAACTCCGTTGGTGGTGAGCAGCAGTACAATGAGATGCTTGGTTGGGCAGGTCAAAACTTGACAGACCAAGAGATCGAATCGTATGATGCTATCATGGATAAAGGTGACCCTGCTGCTGCTTACTGGGCAGTGCAGGCTCTCTCCTACCGTTACAAGGATGCTAACGGTGTAGAGGGAGACCTTGTTCAGGGTAAACCCCCTGGCGCTGGTGACACCTTCCGCAGTCAAGCTGAGCTTGTCCAGGCTATGTCTGACCCACGCTACGACAAAGACCCTGCTTACCGTAGGGATCTGATGCGTCGCCTTGAAAACTCTGATGTTGAATTCTGATGACTGCTGTAACTGAAGACAAGGGTCGTCTTAACCTTTATGCAATTGAACCACCTATGACATTCGACGAAAAGTACACTGTGAACCACAATGAAAAGGCTGAGAAGCTTAATGGCCGTCTTGCTATGCTTGGCGTCATGGCGGCTCTTGGTGCTTATGCAATCACTGGTCAAATTATCCCCGGTATTTGGTAATGGCTTGCGGTAAGAAAAAAGGAGGCAAGGGCGGTGGCTACAAAAAATAAGCCATCCGTCAGCCTCAAAATTGGCAAACACAAATCACGTTCCGGCGGCTTGACTGCCGCTGGTCGTAAGAAATACAACAGAGAAACTGGCTCCAACCTCAAGGCTCCACAGCCCCAGGGCGGACCACGTAAGCGTTCCTTCTGTGCTAGGATGTCTGGCGTCAAGGGACCAATGAAAGACAGCAAGGGACGACCCACCCGTAAGGCTCTTGCATTACGTAAATGGAAATGCTAACATGGCTAAACGAGGTCTCTACGCTAACATCCATGCTAAACGCATGAGAATTAAAAAAGGTTCTGGTGAGAAGATGCGGAAACCTGGTAGCCCTGGCGCTCCCACCGCTGCTAACTTCCGCCGCTCCGCTAAAACTGCTAAAAAGAAAAACAAGTAAACCCTATTAATTAATCATGAAATCTATTATCGCTTCCGGTCTCCTCCTCGGCATGGCACACGGTGCTGCTATTGCTGGTCCCTACGTGAACATTGAAGCCAACTCTGGTTGGTCTGGTACCGATTATGGTGGTACTGTTATTGACAACCACGTTGGTTTTGAAGGTGCTAATTGGTATATCCAAGGAGGTCCTTCTGTAGTCTCGCCTGATGGCGGTGACAGCACCGTTGAACTGTCTGGTAAAGCAGGTGGTTCCGTGCCCCTGGGTGAGAACCTTGGAGCCTATGGTGAAGTGTCGTTTGTTACCAGTGATGATAACAACGGCTATGGTACCAAGGTTGGTATCAAGTATAACTTCTAATTAAATGTGTGGTGGGTGGGTCGGTAATCTTATTTAATTGACTATGACTGCAACTATTGCAAGGCAACAGACATCCTCTTGGGATGACTTCTGTGCGTGGGTAACGTCCACTAACAACCGTTTATACGTTGGTTGGTTTGGCATCTTGATGATTCCGTGCCTACTTGCCGCTACCATTTGTTTTATTACGGCGTTCATCGCAGCGCCACCTGTTGACATCGATGGAATCAGAGAACCAGTCGCAGGCTCCCTCCTCTACGGAAACAACAT